CTTACTCAGGTCAAGATGTTGCACTAAACAAGGACATGAACCTAGCTGCAGATGCAGGTTCGTTTGCGCTGACAGGCCAAGATGCGACATTTGTTTTTGCCATCACTATGAGCGCAGAGAGTGGAATATTTGTTCTAACTGGTCAGGATATACCGAAGTCCATCTCAGAACTCCTAGAGTCTGGAACATTTACATATACTGGTCAGGATATATCGTTCAAGCAAGGTGTGTTCTCTGGTAGCTTTGAGCTTGTTGTTGGCTTATCAAGCGTCACTGTATACGGTGAACTTATCCCAAGTCAGAATCCAAACTATACAGAGATAACAAATTCAGATGATCCAAACTGGCAACTTGTTGCTTAAAAATCAAATTGCACGTATACTTTGTGCAACTCAAATTAGTTCAATAGAACTTTAGAGAAGGTTCAATATGGCTTCATATACAAATATCAGTGGCGTCAAACTTATAACAACTGGCGATGAAGCTGGTACGTGGGGGGCCAGTACAAACACAAACTTAGAGATAGTAGACGCTGCGTCTAAAGGATTTAAGAAAATTACCATGACAGATGCAGACTATACTCTGCCTCTGGACAACAACCCTAGTGCCGTTGAGAATGGTCATTATGCGGGTATTGAGTTTTCTGGTGCCAACTCTGCCGAAAGAACTATTACACTAGAGCAAAACGATCATACACTTGTATATACGTTCCTCAATAACACAGGCCAGAACTTAGTTATTAAGCAGGGCGATGGGTCTGGTGGAACAGTTACGATAGCTGATGGCTACAGCGCTATGGTCTTCTGTGACGGTGCTGGTACTGGTGCAAAGGTCACAGATGTATCTTCAGCAGCCAAGGCTCAAGCTTTAGCAAACTCAAGAAACTTTTCTATTACTGGAGATATCACAGCGGCAGCGGTTGCTTTTGATGGAACAGGCAACGTGGCTCTTAGCTCTTCAATTACGGCTGGTGCTATTGTCAATGCCGATATCAGTGCGAGTGCGGCTATTGATGATACGAAACTAGCTACGATATCTACCGCAAGTAAAGTCTCAAACTCAGCTACGACTGCAACGGATGCTAACACTGCGAGTGCTATTGTTGCGCGGGACGCTAGTGGAAACTTTAGTGCTGGAACAGTTACCGCAGCTTTAACTGGTAACGTCACAGGTAACGTAACAGGTAACGTGACGGGTAATGTTACAGGAGATTTAACAGGTGATGTGACGGGCGATCTAACTGGCACTGTTCAAACTGCAGCCCAGCCAAACATTACGTCTTTGGGCACTCTCACAACCCTAACTGTTGATGACATTACCATTAATGGAAGTACAATTTCAGATGCAGGTGACTTGACCTTAGATGTTGGTGGGGACATTTCTTTCGATGCAGACGGCTCTCAAATCTACTTCAAGGATAACGGCGGTGTAAGATACACTTTCAACCTAGACGCTACCCCTTCAATGTCTGTGTCTGGTGAGTTTACTGTGGATGTATCCTCTGACATTACATTGGATGCAGATGGTGGAGATATCTATCTGAAAGATAACAACGTAACTGCAGGTAGGATAGATGTATCTACAGCTAATCAGTTGAACTTTCACGCAGGTAATAACAACGAGCAATTCAAAGTAGTCGGAACAGGTGTCAACGCTGTAGGTGGTTTACGTGTTGGAGATACAACTGCGCCCACGGACAACGATATCTATGCAGTAGCGGACATCGAAGCGGGCAATGACGTTACGGTTGGTAATGATATCATTATGACAGCAGGTGCGTCTGACTGGAAAGTAGAGGTAGGCGCATCTAATGAGCTAAATATTTATTATGGTTCAACTAGGTTGTTTGAATTAGATAGTTCAGGCAATCTAACAGTACGTGGCGACATAACAGCATTTGATACGAGTTTATAATGGCTTTACCCTCTTCAGGCGAAATATCTTTAGGTGATATCCAGACTGAGTTTGGCGGCACTAATCCTATTAGTATGTCTGAATATTATCGTGGGGGTTCTTTTGTTACCGACAACAATACTAACGTGCCAACGTCTGGAACCATAGATTTCTCTGATTTTTATGATGGGGTAAAACAGTTTAGTTATGCATTCTCTTCTGACGCGCAGGAGGTTGATTTAAATAGCACTCTTACTGCGGCTGGATGGAATGGTTCGGACCCAGTAGCCGTCACAGTAAATTCAGGCATCTATATTTGGTCGGATAGTACAGCTACGGCAGCACTTACTATTTCTAGTGCCTTGAATGGACTCCTTACTATTACAAACAATGGTTACATTATTGGTAAAGGTGGTGCTGGTGGAACCTCTGGCTCTTCAGGTGTAGGCGGTGATGGAGGTTCTGCAATCTCTAATTCTGCAAGTGGTGTAACTCTCACCAATGCATCTGGCGCTTATATAGCTGGCGGCGGCGGTGGTGGTGGCGGTGACTACGGCGGTGGTGGCGCAGGTGGAGGCACAGGTGGAGGCTCTGGCGGCGGTGCTGGCGGTGCTGTGGGGGCATCTGGTTCTAATGGTACCTCTAGCGGTACTAATGCTACAAACGCCTACGGTAGAGGCGGTGGAGCTGGCGGTGGTGCTGGTGGTTATGCTTACAATAATGCTGGCCCACCTAACCAATCGGTTGTCGGTAGTGGTGGTGGTGGAGGTAGAGTGCTTTCTGGTACTGGTGGCTCTGGCGGTTCGTCATCTGCCAGTGACTGGGGTTGGACTGGCGGGTCAGGTGGTTCGGCCAGTAGTACAGGTGGGAACGGAACTGCGTCCTTTACAAACTTCGGTGCTTACGCCACAGGTTCAGGCGCAGGTGGTGGTTGGGGTGCGGCTGGTGGTGTAGGTCAAGAGAGGAGTAGCTCCCCATCAACACCATCCCCAATTGGTACTGCTGGTGCGGGTGGCGCAGCCATCTCAGGCACAGCTATTGCTACATACACTAACAACGGCACAGTTTATGGATCAACAGCATGAGTTTTACAGAGCTAAGATTTAAACCTGGGATCAATAAGGAAATAACTCCGTATTCTGAAGAAAACGGATGGGTGGACTGTGACAAAGTTAGGTTTCGTTTTGGCTATCCAGAAAAGTTAAATGGTTGGGAAAAGAATAGTACTAACTCTTTTCTTGGAAGCTGCCGTGGCCTTCATGAATGGGTTGCTCTTAGTGGTGAAAGGTTTCTAGGTGTTGGCACACAGCTAAAATACTACATAAAGCAAGGTACTGATTACAACGATATTACACCTATAAGGCTTACGACTGGTGCGGGCGATGTTACTTTTGCAGCCACCAATGGGTCTTCTACTATTACGGTCACAGATATAAACCACGGTGCCGTTGAGAATGATTTTGTTACATTTAGTGGAGCAGTTACTTTAGGCGGCAACATTACTGCAGATATACTAAATCAAGAGTATCAAATTGTAAGCATTACTGACGGTAACACATATACAATCCAAGCCAGAACTGTAAGTACAATATCTAGCATAACAGAAGACGGAGCGCTGAACCCCACGTTAGTCACGGCAAATTCTAGTGATACAGGTAATGGCGGCTCATCTGTCGTTGGCACATACCAAATAGGAACAGGTCTTAATTCTTCTGTTGCTGGCACTGGTTGGGGCGCAGGTTTGTTTGGCGGTACTAACAACGGCGCACTGCAAACAACCTTGAGCGCAGGGGTTAATGATAGTGTAACCACTATCCCAGTCACGTCTTCTACAGGAATTGTGGCGAGTGACGTTGTCCTTATTGGCGGTACTGAACTTGTTTTAGTTGGCGGTGTTAGTTCAAACGATCTTACTGGCTGTACCCGTGGTCACAATGGTACAATTGCGGAATCTCACTCAAGTGGTGATGTTGTGCGTCTTACAGAAGGCAATGCCGATAGCGCAGACGATTTTAATGGGTGGGGCGAGGGCGTTGCCACAGGCACTCAAACAGCCACAACAGGTCTAAGAATATGGTCACATGACAACTTCGGAGAAGACTTAATCTTCAACGAACGCAACGGTCAGGTGTTCTACTGGGATAAAACAAATGGCGTGACAACTCGTGGTGTAGAGCTTTCCACACTTTCAGGAACGCCGCGATCTGTCCCACAGAAATGCGCTCAAATCTTGTTGTCGGACAGAGACAGGCACGTAATTGCTTTCGGCTCTGATGGGTTAGGTGGTTCATCCGATACGCAGGGCGATGGTACACAAGACCCCATGCTGATTAGGTTCTCTAGTCAGGAAAACCCAATAGACTGGTATCCAACAGATACAAACACCGCTGGTGATTTAAGGATCGATACAGGTTCAAGGATTGTTCAAGCTGTTGAGACACGTCAGCAAATCGCTGTATTCACCGATACCGCTGTGTATGCCATGCAGTTTATTGGTCCGCCGTTTACCTTTGGTATAAATCTGGTTTCTTCAAATATAACTATTGCAAGCCCTAAAGCAGCCGTTGCGGTAAACGATATTGTCTACTGGATGGGCAATGCAGAATTCTACAGCTATGCGGGTGCGGTTCAGAGAATACCATGCACCGTTCGTGATTACGTTTTTAATGACTTCAACACCAGTCAGCTAGAAAAGGTTGTAGCAGGTTCAAACGTATCTTTTGCAGAGGTTTGGTGGTTCTATCCATCTGCGGATTCAGAAGAAAACGATAGGTATGTAGTCTACAACTACCAAGAAAACATTTGGTATATCGGCACACTAGCAAGAACAGCTTGGCTTGATCGTGGCATCAGTAGTTTGCCAGTTGCTACGAGCAACGACGGGTACTTATACAATCATGAGACAGGCGCAAAAGCTGACGGTCAAGCAATGACTGCCTACATAGAATCTGGGGATATGGGTATTTCTGACGGCAACAACTTTAGCTTTATAAGCCGTGTCATACCTGACTTAAACTTCAGAGAAACTAACGTAAATGACACCACGGTAAACTTTGTATTGAATGCAAAAAATGCCCCAGGTCAGGTCAATCAACAGACT